CTTTATTTAGAATCTCTTGCTTACGCGCCTCTCTACGCGCCGCTAGTTCGTCATCGAACTCGTCACGGAGGTCCTGCATCTCCTCGGAATCTGCATCCGCGGTGATGTCGTTGTCCTTCAAGAACTTAGCGATAACCGATTTATCTGCGGCGGGGAGCGGCACCTCATCCTCCTTGGACTGCTTGATTTCTTCAATCAAGGCCTCAGTGAACATGCGGTGCAGCTCCGAGAGGCGACTACGTTTAGCCGCCCCTGCCATTATCTGACCCTCATTGCTCTAATATAACCCCGAGCAGTACAAGTCCCGGTGAAGGAGGCCTGCGCTACCAGGTACACAGTGGTTGTTGCACTCAACCGTAGACGGCGCGACATACCCTGTCTTGAATAATTCCCAGCCGCTAACGTGGTAGTTATGGAGTATAAGTCGTACCAGTTGCTAGGTAACACTGCGCTGGTGCTACTAACTCCAAAACTGAGAGCAGTAACGTTGCCGCTATTAGTGACTAACAAGGCACTCTCAAGCTCGTACTCCCCCGCCGGTAGGCTCAAGGACAGAACGTTCAACGGGGTGTCGCTGGTCACACTTACAGCTGCAGCGGTTGCGGCACTCAGTACTTCCCCCACTACACCCGCAGCCGCAGCTGCACCGTCAGTGCGGCCGGATATACCGCCACTCAGCCCAGTCAATGCCGTGATGTCGCCGTTGCTACCGGACGCCGCCGCCCCCAGATTGGCCCTAGCAGTAGCGGCGTCACCAGCCCCAGTGCCTCCTTTTGTAATCGGAAGGCTACCGGTTGCCCCCAGGGTAGCATCGCTCGTACCGTCAAAATTAGCAGGCGTAGTGGATGTCAAATCCACCACCAAAGCCCTTGCTGCGGCTAGTTTTGCAGCCGAATCAGCGGCTCCAGTGGTGTTGCCAGTACCGCCCTGGGCCTTACTCAGAGGCGTAGTCAGCCCGCTTAAGCTCGTGATATCTGAGTTGGCACCCTTGGCTGCCTTGGCCCCTACAGCCGCCTGATAGTCTAGAATTATCTGGGCATCGGCATTTGCCCTGGCTGACGCCTCTTCACCTAACGCCGTAGCTGTGGCGTAAGTTTCCGACAACTCTGCATCATATCCCAATCTGGCGGATACCAACGTACCTGCTGGAAGTACCTCTGCAAACAGTAAAGTATTATCTACCACCTCGAAGCTATAGCCGGGAATCTGGTTTACACCCTGCACGTACACTATAGCCTTTGTGAAAGACAGCCCGGGTGTTACTTCATCAGTAGCCTCTGTCAGTATGGTGTACCAAGGATAGCTTACCGTGGGCTCCCCCGAGATAAAGGTTTGCTCTAGGTTGGTAGTACGAACATCGAGCGCAGCATCTGCGGCTTTGCGCGCCGCGGTTTCGGCATCAATACGGGCACCTAGTGCCGCATCCCCAGTATCTACATAGTTCTTGGTTGCCACATCCTGCTGGGCTTCTGGGTCCGCTACGTTAGTGATGCGGTACCCGTTCATGCTTATATTCCCGTAGAATCCTGGGATAGCTCGGCCTTCCACAAGCTCTTGGGCTAGGTGTAAGAATTGCGTGTTTTGAGAATCTACGTTCACCTCGATGAACGGAGAGCCGCTGGCGAACTCAATATATAAGTACTCCCGCCCAGTCTTGCGAATGAACAGCACTGTAGTGTCCGCTGTTAAGGCTGTGTTTAGCCTGATATTAGTAGAGCTGGTCCAGGTGTACCCGGTGGTTTCCACCCCGTCTAGGTATACATGAATATAGGACTTGTCCAAATACTCAATATCGCACTGGATATCCTGGGTACCAGCTGACTTGATTTGCTCTTGCCAGCTGAATGCCACGTTAGTCGTCTCCAAAGTTATTGATGATAGCCCGCGTAGGTGCGAATTCCTGGATTAGCGGCACCTGCTTAGTGAAGGTCTTGATGTCCATATTACCGGTAGCTAGGTCCTGTACGGCCCCGAGCAGCCCTGTGACGTAACCCATAGATGCTAATGAGTGACGAGGAGAACCTCCCAGGAAAATATCCTGCAGTAAGGATACCCCGCCGATGGCACTCATACCCATTACGGACTCACCGATGAGTTTCTGGGCGTCTACGTCCCTCCCATCCATGCTGTGCTTAGCCATAGTAGCCAGCAGCATTAACGGGAACTGGTACGCCATAATGTGGGCTACACCAATCCACCCAGCATCGTTCAGCCCTACGCAGAATCTTGTTAGTGGCAGCCAGTGCGAAGCTCTGGTACCCTACAATGACTTTGCCGATAGGATTGAACTGTGCAAAGTGCGAGGTCTCTCCAGTACGAATCTGCTGTACAAGGTAGTCCATCATACGCGTACCTACAACCTCAACTTGCATTTGCAGGTCCGGCTGGAACATGGCGCCCGGGTTAGCCTTGTTGGCAGCGATAGCACGGTCTGCAATTTCGCGGGTAAGCCCAAAACGCTCCAGACGCTTAAATGCCTCGGCGTCGCCCTTGAACATCTGCGTAAGCTCATCTGCCACAATACCGGAGTTCAGGTTAACCTGCAGCCTGTGCACCATACTCATGCCGTTGACGTGGCGTGCAGCCTGCCCAACGTTCTGAGTGACGTTGAACCAGGCTGCCTGACGGGTCAGGTCCAGGTTATCGTCAGCGTACGTATTCAGCCAGCGGAAGCGCATCTCCTTCTGGATATTGCCTCGCAGCACGGTGTCTAGACGGGCAGCCATATCAGGGGTCTTGATAGCTACGGCACCTTCCTTGAACCAAGGTTGGTCACGCATACTGCGCAGCACTCTAGCCATACCGAACTCCTTCATAGCCAAAGCAGTATCGGTCAGCTGATACAGACCGGAGTTCTTGAGCATAGTGGCGTTAGCCATGTTCCCAGCTGCTCTCAGCAAGTCCGGAAGCTGTCCAGCGTCAGCAGGTGCTCCGCCCAGGATAAAGTCGATGGTGTCATTGACGGTCTTCTCCCACTTAGCGGAATCCGCCAGTGCGTGCTTAGACCCATCAATCATCTTAGCGAGCTGCCCCAGGTCCTGTACGCCTGCATAGGCCATGCCTACACGTCCAGACATACGGTTAGTGTACCCGTGCATAACCTTGGCTACGTCAGTATCCATCAGGTCCTGCATGCGCATGCTCTTTCCGTTAATCAGGTACTCTTTGTCCATGTTGAACCGAGTACGCTGACGCAGGTTCCGCGCAGGGGATGTGCTACCGGATTCGCGTACGTTACCAGCCAGGAAGCTCTGGATTGCAGACTCATCTACACCAGCGCTACGCATAGCCATGACGACCTCGTCATTACCCATGCCGTTAATCAGCTGCTTCCACATAGGGCCAGACTGTCCCGCACGTCCGTTGTAGATACCGTCAACCATCCCCTTGGCAACACGCTGCACTACCTCTGACTCCATGCTAGGGTACACGTCCCGCAGGGCAGCCTGGAACAGGGCTCGGTAGTCGTCCAGAGTGTTACCCTGTGCGATACCTTGACGCATCTTGTCATAGCTGTACTGACGCGGGAAGTAGTAGTCGGATTTAACCAACGCACCATCATCCACTAGACCGGCATTGAGCATATGCTCGTACCACTTACTAGCCCAGCCAGAGCGACGGTAGGCATCAACCAGAGGAGCAATCTCTGCACCCGGCACCGGAACAGCTCGACCGTTTGCGTCAGCGCTGTAGGCAGCATCCAGGTACTTACTCAGGCGGTCTTCCAGCGCAGCCCGCTCAGCGCGGAAATTACTACGGTGGAAGAAGCGTGAGAGCACCCCTACACCCTTATCCTTCAACGCGCCCAGGATAGCATCTTCCACTACGCTGGCGCGAGCATCCATCTCCAAAGTGAGGTTACGCTTGTAGTCGACCACTGACGGGCGACGGCCCCCTACTGCGGACGCATCCGACACTAACAGTTTAGCCAAGGCTTCGTTGCCTTGGGCGATATTATCGTACAGGGCAAACATAGTGGAGAGCTTCTTCTTAGCGCCGTCCAGCATAGCTTGGGCACGCTTAGCCTCGTTGAGGGTAGTACTGCCCACCAGGTCCTGGAAGGCCTCACTACGGAAGCTCTGGGCTTGGTCTGCATAATCCTTAGCTGTCCACTTAACTGCGTCCTCATACGCATCCAGTACATCCTCCAAGGCAGAGCCTTTGGCCTTGATGCCCAGAGCGTTCATGATGTACTCACCCAGTTGGCGGAGCACGCTCTTACCGGTGGGAGACTGCGTACGTGCCAGGTGCTCAACCCACCCTGGGCTGTCGCCTAAGCCTGCCAGCATCTCATGCACATTACTTGCGTAATATCGCATACGCGG